AAGTTCACACCGATTAACCATAATGGTGAAAAGTGTTTGTTGCTTTCATGGCAAGATATATGTTGGATTGAGGAAAATAATGGCAACTAAACCTGGTCTTTATGCAAACATCCACGCTAAACAAGAGCGCATCAAGCGTGAAAAGGCAGAGGGTAAACCCGTAGAGAAAATGCGTAAGCCTGGCACAAAGGGCGCACCTACCAAGCAAGCATTTATTGATTCTGCTAAGACTGCGAAGAAAAAGTAATGGCTACTAAACACGATAAGCCTATCGCCCATAAGACTACCGGCAAGGGCAAAACCTACAATCCTACAGAAAAGGGCGCAGGAATGACCGCTAAAGGTCGTGCTGAATACAATGCCAAAAATGGTAGCAATCTGAAAGCTCCTGCACCAAACCCAAAGACTGAAAAAGATAAGGGTCGCAAGGCATCATTTTGTGCAAGAATGGAAGGCGTAGTAAAGAAAGCAAAAGGCCCAGCAGAACGGGCAAAAGCTAGTTTAAAGAACTGGAATTGTTAAGGGGAATAGAGATGATTGTAAAGTTTAAAGAGTGGCTTTGTAAAGTTTTAGGCCCAAAGCCCAAGCCATCTAATCAATGGCATTTTCCTATTACTGAGGACTTTGAGCCACGCAAAGCAGAAATTAAAGCAAAACCCGCCTTGAAAAAGGCAACCACCCGAAAGGAAAAGACTGTGCCATTAAAGAAATCTGCAAGCCCAAAGGCTTTTAAAGAGAATATTAAGACTGAAGTTAAAGCTGGTAAACCAGTAAAGCAAGCTGTGGCAATCGCCTACGCTGAGAAACGTGAAGCAACCAAAGCAAAAGGAAAGAAGAAATGAGCATTGAACAAAAAGTCATCGCATTTACAGTAGCACAGATCAATGAGCTATTAAATGAGCTAGGTAAATTACCCTATATGCACTCTGCTCATCTAATCGCTGGTGTTAAATCTATTGCAGAGCCACAATTAGCTGATGTTGCAGAAAAACAACAGTCTGATGAACCTGCACAAGATCAAAGTGTTGCGTAAATACAACAAAAAGTATTTATAATTCAAAGAAATGGAAGAAAAGTCAAATAATCCTGTCGGTGCGCCTATTGGTAACAAGAACGCAACAAAGAATAAGCCCTTTTTAGATGCTATGAGAAGGGCTTTAGCTCAGAATCCACAGAAGATTGGCAGAATTGTTGACAAGGTATTAGATCAAGCAGAAGCAGGGGAAGCATGGGCTGTTAAAGAAGTAGCTGATCGTTTAGACGGCAAGGCAGTCCAGGCTAATACCCTTGAAGATGCAGAAGGCAACAACATCGTTACTTCATTAGAAGTCAGGTTTGTAAAGCCAAGTGAGTGAAATCACATCAGAACTGCGGGAGGCAATATCTGCGGTTGACTTCCCTATCAAGCTGCAATTCCTCTTTGAGCCATCAAGGTTTAAAGTTTGTCATGGTGGGCGAGGCTCAGGAAAATCTTGGGGATTTGCTCGTGCTTTACTTGTTATAGGCGTTAAAAAGACAATTAGAGTGCTTTGCGCTCGAGAGTTTCAAAACTCTATTGCCCAATCTGTGCATAGATTATTGGCAGATCAGATCATAGCGATGAAGCTGGAATCATTCTATGAAGTAACGCAGAATCAAATTAGAGGCAAAAATGGCACAGAGTTTAACTTTGTGGGCCTTAAAAACAATCCAGCAAACATTAAATCTTATGAAGGAAGCACCCATGTATGGATTGAGGAGGCACAGACTGTTAGTGACCGAAGCCTTGAAATCCTTATACCTACGATAAGAACGCCCGATTCTGAGATATGGATTACCTTTAACCCAGAGCTAGAAACAGACCCTGTTTATCAGAGATTTGTGTTAAATCCACCGCCTAACTGCCAAACTGTGCGTATGAACTGGCAGGACAACCCGTGGTTTCCTGATGTATTGCGTGATGAGAAAGATCAGCTATTTAGTAGGGACAGACAGGCTTACAACACAGTTTGGGAAGGTTTATGCCGTCAGACAGTAGATGGTGCTATCTTTGCTAAAGAAATGACGATGGCAGAGCTAGACGGAAGGATTACGAATGTCCCTTATGACCCTATTAAGCCAGTCCATGCAGTATTTGACCTCGGTTGGGCTGACGCTACTGCTATTTGGTTTGTGCAGTTTATTGGCATGGAAACTCGTTTAATCCGCTATTACGAGAATAATCAAGAAACAATAGCGCATTACCTGGCTAAAATGCAGTCTTATGGATATGTATATGACACCATTTGGCTACCTCATGATGCTGGAAACAAGACTTTAGCCTCAAACGGCAAAAGCATTGAAGAAATCGTTAGAGCTTCAGGGTATAACACTCGAGTTATTGAGCGAACACCAATCGTTGATTCTATTAATGCTGCCCGAATGATGTTTAACAAGTGCTGGTTTGATAAGACCAACACGCATGAGGGACTGCAATGTCTGCGCCATTATCGCTATGATGTTGATCCTGATACCAAGCAATTTAGTCAAAAACCCCTGCATGACAATTACAGCCACGGAGCTGATGCTTTCCGATACATAGGATTAATGGTCAATGAACCTAGAAAAGTGCCTAAACAAAAGGGAACTTATCAACTTCCTAGCTCTTGGATGGGTTAAAATGTGTAGTAAAAATGAGACACTTGTCTTAAAATCGGGCAAAGATTAAGGGATTGTATGGCTAGAGAAATTGTCACCTCAGAAAATCGTGAAGAATACATCGAAAAAAAGATGAATAAAGGTCGTGCAGCCAAAGGTGGTCAAACGGCTGAATCTAATGGATATTTTTACAAAGGCGGCAGATTTTTGCCAACAACTACTGCCGAACCAGGTAAATGGAAAATAGGAAAAAAATGGGTTAAATCAGGCAGAGAATTGATTGAACCTGGTGTAATTGCTCATGCACCAACCCCATTTTCTCGCAGTATTTATGGCCCTATTGGTCATTATGTTGAGCACCCAAATAATGATTTTAAAAAAGTAAAACTTAAAGAAGGAATGAAAGTTTTGGGAAAAACTGGTGAGGATGGGTTACAGCATTATGAACCAGTTACACACGAAACAACTTGGACTCCACGATTGGCCGATTATGAGCATCACACGCCAGTTACTATTGGCGAACTAATTGAGGCTTATAACAAAGGCCATCGCTGGTTTGATGTAAAACCCGATGCTGAAACAATTACTACTGAAAAGAAATAACTATGGCATACGATAGCGTTGCAGACTCCCAATCAGACGGAAGAATAGAAGAAGCCAAAGACTTTTTACGGCTTTGTAATGATTCGGATAGCAATAATCGTGCAGAAGCCCTAGATGACGTAAGATTTGCAGCAGGCGATCAATGGCCTGTAGATGTTCAGAATAGCCGAGTATTAGAAGCTCGCCCATGCCTGACCATCAATAAAGTGGATGCGTATATCCGTCAAATCTGTAATCAGCAAAGACAGCAACGCCCACGCATCAAAGTGCATGGAATGAACAATGAGTCAGATGCAAAGATTGCTGAGATTCTGACAGGTATTTGCCGTCATATTGAGAACCAATCAGATGCAGACTCAGCCTACGATCACGCTTTTGAATACGCAGTTAAGATGGGCTGGGGCTATTGGCGCATTACTACGGATTATGTAAGAGAGGACAGCTTTGACCAAGAAATCTACATTAAGCCAGTTGAAAACCCATTTACTGTCTATTTTGATCCTAATAGCGTTTTACCTGATGGTAGCGATGCTGAGCGTGTCCTTATTACGACAGTCATCAGCAAAAACGTGTTTAAAAAGATGTATCCCGAAGCTGAATTTGACCAGGGTTTCTCCTCAAGGGGAACAGGTGACACCGAATCCGAATGGGTCACGAAAGAAGATATACGTATAGCTGAGTATTTCTACACAGAACGCACAAAAGAGATGCTTTTACAGCTTTCTGATGGCACTACAGGCTACAGCGATGAAATCCCTTCTAAAGAGGTTTTAGAAGCTGCTGGCATTACTGTGGTAGATAAGCGTGAAACTTGGCGCAAAAAGATTAGATGGTGCAAGCTGACTGCTATGGAAATCCTTGAAGAAGGCGAGTGGGCGGGTAAATTTATCCCAATCGTGCCTACTTATGGTCAAGAAGTGCGAGTTGATGACAAGCATAAGAAATTTGGCTTGGTTCGTATGGCTAAAGACCCACAGCGTATGTATAACTATTGGTCAACCGCTTTGACTGAAACTGTCGCTTTAGCGCCCAAAGCAAAATGGCTATTGGCAGAGGGACAAGACGAGGGTCACGAGAACGAATGGGCAATGGCTAATATTAAAGCTATGCCTGTATTACGCTATAAACAGACCGATATTGAGGGCAGACCAGCTCCACAGCCTACAAGACTGCAACCAGAACCACCTCCTGCGGGCGTGATGTCTGCATTGCAGAGCATGAATTCAGATTTACAGGCTGTAGTGGGTATTTTTGATCCAAGCCAGCTTCCACAAGGCTTACAGTCAGGCAAATCTATTAATGGTCAGCAGATGCAAGCTGATATGACTAACTTCCATTATTACGATAATCTGACACGCAGTATCCGTCACACAGGTCGCATCATTCTTGATCTAGTGCCTAAGATTTATGACAGAGAAAGAGTTATGCGGATCATAGGCGATGATGGCAAGCCTGAGATTGTTACTCTAAACCAGCCTGGCTCGGATGAGAATGGCGTAGCTAAAGTCCTAAATGACGTTACTGTAGGCGAATATGACGTAGTAATGGATACTGGGCCTGGCTACAACTCCAAACGTCAAGAAGCCGTTGATGCTATGACCAGCTTATTTGCTGCCGATCCTGCCCTAGTGCAGATTGCAGGCGATTTATATGTCCGTAATATGGATTTCCCTGGCTCAGACGTTATTGCTGATCGATTGGCTGTAAACAACCCTCTCGCCCAAATTGATGAGAAATCAGAAGTGCCACCACAGGCTCAGATGATGATTGCTAAGAGCCAAGACACAATTAAACAGCTACAACAGCAGATTCAAATGATGCAGATGGATAGTAAATATCGTGCAAGCGTTCAAGAGCAAGTCCAACAGGCTGAAACAGAGCGTGAGAAGATGCGCCTGCAAGTGCGCAGAGAAGATACTCAGTTGCGTACCGATACAACAGCGCATGACACAGTTATTAAGACTCAGACCCAGCTTGAGATTGAGCAATTAAAGGCGCAGTTAGCCTTGATCCTTGCCAATATGAACAAGACTGAAATGAAAGCTGCCAATGCAGAGGCAGTAGAACGAGCCATTTAGTGTTGTAAAAGCGCAACACTTATGATATAAATGAATTTGTATTGCCTACCTGTGGGATCACAGGGTTAATTCTTGGAGTTATCCATGTCAGAAGCAGAAGTAGTAAGAACCGCAGATAGTGTATTAACAAGTGAAAATTCAGCAGATTTTTATGCTAATAAACTTGGTTTAGCTAGTGAAGAAGCCCCTGCTGTGGCTGAAACAGTCGAGGAAACTCCTGAATCAGAGCCAGCAGTTGAGGCGCAAGCTGAGAGTGAACCAGAAGCAGAGAATGAAGCGGAAGTAACAGACAAGCCTAAACAAAATCCCAAACTTGAAAAGCGTTTTTCTGAGCTTACAAAACGTGCTAAACAAGCTGAAGCCGAAAAGCAAGCCTTAGAAGCCCGCCTACAAGAACTTGAGAGCAAAGTAGCACCAGCACCCCAACAAATTGAACAGGACATTTTGGGCGAGAAACCCCAAGCAAGTCAGTTCCAAGATGCTTTTGAATATGCAGAAGCATTAGCTGAATGGAGTGCGGAAAAAGCATTAGTAGAACGTGATAAGCAAGAACAGCAACGCAAGGTCGAAATTGAACGCCAAGAAGTTATTAAATCTTGGACAAGTAAATTAGAGAAAGCCAAAGCTGAATTGCCTGATTTTGATGAAATGGTGGCATCTAGCCAAGTCCAGGTACGAGATGAAGTGCGGGATGCGATTCTAGAGTCCGATGTAGGCCCTCAAATCCTATATCAATTAGCATCAGATGATGACCTTGCCCAACGCATTTCTACTATGCCAGTTAACAAAGCACTTAAGGAATTAGGGAAATTGGAAGTTCAGTTTGAGCGTAAAGAAGCCCCTGCTGAAGTCAAAAGCGAACCTGTTGCTCGTACTAAAGCACCAGCACCCATTAAGCCTCTCACCGCAGGCAAAGGTACAGGAGATGTTCTCATCGATGGAGATGGAGCATTTCATGGCACTTATGCTCAGTGGAAAGCAGCACGACAGGCTAAACGGATACGCTGATAACCCAATTTATATTTAAAGGAAATAATCATGGCAAATAATTTGCTAACTATTTCTAAGATCACTAACGAAGCGTTAATGGTCTTGGAGAACGAATTAACATTCACTTCTGAAGTAGATCGTAACTACGATGACCAGTTCGCTGTAGTCGGTGGCAAGATCGGTAACACAGTAAACGTACGCAGACCAGGTCGTTTTATCGGTACAACTGGCCCAGCTCTGAACGTTGAAGATTTTAACGAGACTTCAGTTCCTGTAACCCTCAGCACTCAGTTCCATGTGGATAAACGTATGTCCACATATATCCACTAAGGATATTGGCAAAATTTCTTCTGATTGACTTGGAAGCCCAGAAGTGGGCGACAGGGCGCAAGCAACAAAGCATCGTGTGCAGCGTGAACGACTAAGTGAAGAAACCCTGAAATGGGATGCGATAGTCTGAACATTGGTATAACTTAACAAGAAACCGATGAGAGCGACCTGAAGCGGAAGCTCCACTACAGAACAGCGTAGGGGTAACAGAATGACACAATTCACAACACAGGACTTAGCATTGTCTTTAGATATGTTCTCTGATCGTGTATTAAAGCCTGCTGTAGCTGCTATTGCTAACAAAATTGACCGTGATGGTTGCACACAAGCTGCAAACAACACAGCCAATATCGTTGGTGTAGCTGGTACGCCTCCAACTGGTTTGATTACTTACCTGACTGCTGCTGCTTACCTTGATTCTGAAGGCGCACCACGTGATGGCCGTCGTTCTTGCACAGTTGAGCCATTTACCTCAGCTACTATCGTTGACAGCTTAAAAGGC